GGTTATGATACTACTGACAATACTTGGTTTCATAATGTTGAAGCTGAATCTGATTTCATGGATAATAAAACAGTTTATAACCCAAAATATGAAGAGTATATATCTGAATACCAGGGTGATGGTATCTATCTGACAGATGCTGAGAGATTAATTGAATCATTCAATGAGGCAATTGAAACCTTGAATCAAAAAGAAATAGAAGCGGTTCAAAGAAAACTGATTGCATTTCATGAAGCTATTGAAAGGATAACTGATGAGCGCAATAACAATGTATGAAACTAGATTTGATATATCTGAAGATCAAAAGAATCCAGAATTCTTTTGTGAAGGCTTAGGGTCTAATATAGCAATTACTGTTACTAATGCAGACCTTAAGGGTAAATCTATCAGTATCTATTGTGATGGTGAAATGCGCATCAATCACAATGGAGAACACATTGCAGATTATATTGAGCTGATCAATAATGATATTAAAACCGATGATGATTTAAATGAATTGTACGATCAGAATAAAGTTCAGATGAATCCCTGGTTTGATCTTTATGATCAAGATGGGGAACACTTAGATATTGTTCTTTACGATATCTATGAAGCTATGGAAATAGCTAAGAATATCCTTATTGATATGCAAAGGAAAGATTATGCCGAGAGACATTAGACATGGAGATATCCATAGAAAAGAACATCACTTTATTGTAAAAGCATGGCTTGATAAAGATGACAAAATCAATTTTGATTTAGATCTTGAAAATGTTGAAGTATTTTATCCAACCCCAGTTTTCAATATGGGTACTGGTGAATGGGTGAAATTGGATAACGAAAAGATTATGGCAACAGATACAAGAATGTTACAACTACTACAGGAAAGATTGAGTATTAATAATGGCAACTAGAAAAGCAGCAGTAAAAGTAGATAAAAGAACAGAGCAAGAACAATTGATTCAAGGTGCAATTAACGGAAGCTATAGCCTTTTGATTCCTTGTAAGGGTGCAAAATTTATCTATGTAAGAAATCCAGTTACAGGTAAGATTTCTCACTTTGAAACCAATAAGCCTGAGTTTGTTTCTTACATTAAGGAATTGGCTGAGCTTGGGTTGAATGATAAGTTAGAAAAAGACTTCTATGATTTGGGTGCGCTTAATGATGAGAAATGGCTCCAGGTATTGGATTTCCTAAGAGTAGAGAATGCATTGGAATTTATAGCATGACAACAGTAAAAGAAGCGATCAAGATGCTAAATGATTATTTAGACCAAGATGAAGAAATTTGTATTGCATGGTGGGCTAAGGAATTATTTGAAAGCGCATATGACAAAGATATAAAAGAAGAAGTTTGGGGAACTGTTGTATCAGAGTTTGATGATATGACTGTATATCCTCAAGAATTAATATATAACCAAATAGTACAAATCATAGACAACAATGAAGGATGGATTGGAAATGAATAAGCAAAATCTACAGAGAGTGATTGATGCCATCAAATTTGATGGACAAAAGAAATTCAATATGGCTGCCTTTATTGGTAAGCTAAATAATGATAGTTATGAAGAATATATATTTGAAGATGGTGAATTAGCAAGTAAATATCCTATAAGTAGAGTTCTTCGTATTGAAGAAGGTACAGATATCTTTAATTGTACATCAATGGGTTGCATTGCGGGATTTGCTACAGCAATAGCAAATGAATGGAAAGCGCCTAAATGGTTGACAATTGATGATCATTCAGCTCAGCTTCAAGGTTTTGAAAGCACATCAAATGAATTTTTAGGTTTCACATATGAAGAGGGTAGAAATCTTTATTATGGTGATGGTGCTTCTATTTGGAAATGGTTGATGTATATGGAGTCAGATAATTATCCTGATTTGCGAGTAGAAGAGTATGGATCATTAGAAGAGGCTGATGAATATGGTATGGAATGGGATAACCCAGACCTTATGATTGACTTTACAACTATTGATTACTTAACAGCAGTAAATGTATTAACAAGAATTCTAAATGAAGAAATTTGTTTAGCTGATATGGATGGTGAACCATATTACATTAAGAAAGAAGCGGTAGTGTGATGAATGAAAGCAATATTAAATGGAGTGAATTTAATCCATACTGGAGAGGTATGGTTAAAGATGCACTTGGCTGTGATGATGAGTATGCGATAATTCTTTTGAATTATCAATACACTGTGTCTAATGGCATAGATTCATCTGAAGCTACAGATGCTGAATTAAGGAAATATTGGAAGTCTATTCACAAGATGTATCAAGAAGATCAAAAGGAGAAAAATAATGTCAATTGATGAGGACAACTATCCCGAAGGATTAACAATTGTTAAGGCTAGGGAAATGACTGAGTTTGAAATGCAGAAGGAAGGTTGGTCTTTGAATATGAACAAAGCTCCGATTGCACTTGTGCTTTCAGATCAAAGTGTACTTTACCCTTCTCGTGATGAAGAGGGTAATGGTCCAGGTTGTATGTTTGGTAAATCATTGGGTGAGGATGGAGATACGGTAACGAATTTCTATTTAATGCCGTAACCGATAAGAGTACAAGTTAACCTTTAAAAACGAAAATAGAGCCCAACAGGGCTGAATGGAGACATTTTAAAATGGCTATTGAATTGAGTGATTTAGACAATGATATGAATGTGATGGATTATATTGTTACAAACCTATTGAATCAGGGTGAGAAATCAGTTGAGAGTTTTATGAATTATGAAACTGACGAATATGAACCAAGTGGAGATTGTGTTTATCGTGGTTATGTAAGAGATAGTGACGGTAATATTATTGATACACTTAAATGTGCCGTTGGTCATATTATTGATGATGATATTTATGATGATCAATTGGAATCACAAACTGTTGATAATACACATGTAATTGACGCTGTAAAACTATCTTGTGAAAACTGGAAGGTTACAGATAACTCATTGGGTATGTTAAAAGTCCTACAAAGGATTCACGATATGATTGAGCCTGAGAAATGGGAAACCTTTTTCACTTATATCAGAAGAGATATTATAGATGATATTAGTGGTCATTCAATAATGAGTTCAGAATCAGCTACGCCTTACGCTCAGACATTGACAAGGTTTCAGAAAGATATAAAACTCAATGAACATGTCTTTGGAAACTATCCTAAGATTGAGTTATAATTATCATTAGGATTACTGTCATATATTAGCAATATATCTAACATATATAAAAGGGAAAAGATGGCTTATAGTCCAGAATCAAGAAGAGTGAAATACGAAAAGAAAAAAGCTTTGATGAAGGTTGATCCTGAAGTTCGCCTTGCGATTAATCGTAAGAGAAATGAATCAAGAAAAGCTAGAGTTATTAAAAAGCTAACAGAAATTGGTTTTGATGTGTCAAAGCTAAATACAGGCATTTGTTGTTATGTTGATTGTGCGACTAAACTAAGTAGGTATAACCAAGACTATTGTTGCGGTTTGCATCAAAGTAAGGTTATGAGAGATGGGTTTAGTCGTATTATGGAATGTGATAATACATATGGATTAGGCTTCAAAAAGGAGGAGTTTTGACATTAAACATAATTTCAGGAGTGTTTGGTTTATTGGTAATAGCAGCAATTATAGTGATAGGAGGATAGATGAAGACAATATTGGCATTAGCTATTGGCGTATTTGCGGGCATTCAGTTTCATATTCATGTGGTTAGAAGAGCAATTGAAAAGCATGATCAATACGGAACTCAATGGAAAGAAGAATACAAATGGAACAGGGAATAGATAAGGGAATGATAATGGATTTGACCCTGGAAGAGATGGAGAAAGGGATTGAAGCCATTAAGGGTTTTGTTGAGGATATGGAAAATACCAGGATCGGGGTTATTATAAAAGATCACCCCGACTTTGGGCAAATCCATAACATCTTGAACAACCTTAGAATACTGGTTCAGGAATATAAACGGGATTTATATGAGGAATACGGTCATACCCATGATTAATAGACAAGAAATGCAATGGGTTATTGACCTGGTATCTGAGCTAGAAAAAGGTAATACTAATAGACCAGCATGGCATTATACAGAAGGTAAGAAGGTAGTTGAAAGAATGAAAACAATCATAGAACAAACAAAGGTGGCAGAAAATGACTAATCTTAAATTCAAGGCTGATATTCCGTTTATGACTAAGATCAAAGTTGGGGCAATTAGAGCCCTTCAAGATCCGCAAACAGGTACGCTTTATTATGATATTTGCGAAGAATGTGAACAATTATTAAATGAGGATGAATTTGGGTATGGACATGAGTGCCAATAGTGTTATGGAATTATACGGGAACTTCCCTTTGAGTGTGTTAAAAGCTGGGGAAAAGGTTCTGGTTTATTGTAAGAAATGCAAGCGGGAATTAGATCTGGATGAGGTTATAGATCATATGGTCTCTACAGATGAGAATCCAGATGGGCATAATGTTCACTTTACGATTGAGAAGGGATAAGGGATATGATTACTGAATTGTTTCTAAAAATGGTTGCCTCGTACTTCATGATATTTGGCGGGGTATATCTATTGGTTACTATGATAGAGATACTAAAGGATTACTTCAGAGAGAAGAGACTGATAAAGACTCTGAATAGAATTGAGGAGAAGGTTGATCAATTACCTGGGGTAAAAGAGATTGATAAGGAATTAGAAGATATATGGTATTGGTCTATTAAATAGGCTACCGTGTACCTAAAAAATAGCATACCGTATACCTATATTCATGTGCTTTATGCTCAATAAAGGTACAGATTATATTAAATATTGTGGTGTAACATGTAAAAACAGTGCAAAATAGCCTTAAAAACACCTAATTCCTTAGGATTTTTATAAATAGCTATAATTTGTATGCATATATAGTCCCCATAAAGGTATTATCTCTGTAATGAAATAATTTATTAGTAGAATAAATAATCAAACCCGCAAACTTATATGTCTCTAAATAAGGAAGGATATTTGTGTGTCTATTCTCTATAGAAGAGATGAACATATTTATGTCTGAATACCCCCAAAATTAAATGAGGGAATTTGGAAGCATATTTATAAAAAATTTAGTGTGGGAATAGGGATGCCTATTAGGGGCGGGATTAAATTAGAAATCCTATGTTGAATAGGGTCTAAATTACAATAGGGTAATTGACTCAGACAATAGGTTGTCTAATACCCGCCCCATAAAGGTATTACATTTTCTAATTATTCACATAAAGCGTTTTCTAATTTTTTTTGTGTACTCTATGTAACATTACAATCGTGTAATATTACACCAAGCGTATTTTGTTTTAGGTAAAGCATTATCTAAAGCATTAGCCCCTGGCGTGTAATATTACATCCCCCGCAGCCGATCAAAAATTGAGTGAATAATTGGGTAAGCAATTAAAACTTTATTTTATTAATTTTTGGGTGAGGTTGGTTTTTATTGAATTAGACGATAGAATGGGTTTCTAAATCGGTAATCTAATTACCAAATAAATAAAATATTGGATAAAACAACAAAGAAAGAAAAGGGTAAAACAAATGTCAGAGAATAAAAAAATGAAATTTGAAATCATTGAAGAAAATGATTTGGAATTTGTTCAGCGTGGTCGTAAATCTAATCTTTCAGATGAATTTGTGAATGAGATTAAGAATACGATTATTGCTAACAAAATGGTTGAAGGTAAGAAATTCCTTACACTTACGGAATTGGCTATTCCTTCAGATCTAACTGATGAAAAGGATAAGAAAAACTATAAGGCTACAACTTCGGCAATGCTTCGGGGTTTGGCTAAGCGTTTGGGTTATTCTTCAGAAATCCGTTGGCATAAGGAAACTGTTCCAGCAATTCGTTTCGGAATAGATAAGCCTAAGGCTAAGAAATAAACTAAACAAATAACTACCGATTTAGATAAGGGCTAGGGTAAAACCTAGCCCTTATTTTTTTATATAAATGGGGTTAAGAATTGTATTCAGATAAAGCTTTCATAAAGGTCAGGATAAGGATATGTATTGGTATTTGCAGCCAGATAAAGGTAGGGAATTGGATTAGAAATTATATATTGAATTTCATAAAGGTTATGTGTAATATTACGAGGGTGTAATATTACATAAAAGTAATATTACACCCTTCCGTTCTAAAGTTACACGCCTGTAATGTTACACGACTGGAATAATAGCTATTGTAATATTAGAGGTCTGTAATTTTACAATAGCGTAAGATTAGGAATTGCATTAGAGATTGTTTTCTAATGAAAATTCAGATGTAGCTCGGATAACAGATATGAGAATATCTGCTTCTTCAACTAAACGATTTTGTAAAGAATAATCTTCAAATTCAAAACCATTTGTATAAAAATCAATCATAGTAATTGCAAAATCTAATGTATCAAACAAAAAATCTGCAACAGGTGTAGTTACTGTTTGGCTATCAATTATCTTTGTCTTATTGAATTCATAAGACATTAGTTTGACAGTAAGACTAAGAACTTTGTCATGAGTTGCCTTAGCAGTAGGATTATCAATTAGATGAGTAACTTCATCAGCCTGTATCAAATACATTGAATTTCTATAAACAACATGTAATTGATCAAAAGTATTCTCTAGCCAACGGCTAAGAGTTTCATCAGGTTCTGGGTAAAAGAATTGCTCGGACATTGGATTTGCCTTTCGTTTATGAATTAGTTGTTGGATCTATTTGGACTATATTTATATCTTCATTATCGGCTAATAGATATTCTAAGCCGTAATTTAGTGTTTTGTATTCGTTTTGGATATTGTTACAGTATTTGCATACCAAAGTGGTATAACAATGGATAGTAGGTAAAAACTCATCATTAGTTTGGGTTGAAGATAAAACAATATATTGGTGATTACCTTGAATATGTTTATTATCAGATAATAGCTCAGGACATTTATCGTTATTTGTCTGAGACATAGTATCTTTCAATTTCTTATTTTTCATATCACTAATTCTAACGGGGCTATCTCTAACTAAAAACCCAATCCAAAAGAAATCCAATAAAGTTATTATCATAAAGGTTCTCATAAAGGTTGTAAAAAATGTAATTAGTAATATAATAAGAAATATTATTAGGAAATGTTTTTTTAGATATACACTAAACTTATAAATTGGATATGTAATATTACGGTTGGTAATATTACACAGGAAAACGCAGATACTAAAAATGACACGAATGTAATATTACACTAACCAGCCTGTGTAATATTACTTGGTTGTAATAAAAATTATGGGGACTAGTTGGGGTTATTCAGACAAGCCTGGAACAGTATGCCTACTGTTACACGCCTGGAATATTATGCCCAACTAGTCCACCTTCTGTTACGAGGCTGTAATTTTACAGCCCTGCGACTTTACTCGCACGATCGTCAAGGACGACTACTTCTTAGAAGTAGACACTACGACAATTTGCGGTACGCCCGTAAGCGACCAGCGAATTGAGATAGTAACCCCTGCTTGTTTCGCACAAGCCCGAAGCATCGCACTAATGCGAGCCTTCTCGGACTTCACGACTTCCGCAGTGAGTTTCATGTCTACTTGCAAAGAAGTAACCGAGAGAGCCTTGCCCGATGTAAGTTTACGCATAGCGTCTACCAACTCGGCGTCCGTGTTGGACTTGCGTCCACGCGGTACGAACTCTAACTCGGCTTCGTCAATGATCTGATATTTCTTATCAGCCATTATCTTACCTCTGTGTAAGTTTAGAAGTGACAACTACTTTATGCCTAAAGTAGCCTCGGTGTAATTTTTGGATCGTACACCCGAACCCTTCCCGCAACTTCTAGGCTGGACACCGAGACCAAAATTGCAGGGCTGTAATTTTACAGCCCGCCTAATGGCGAGAACTCGGCTGGGGTCAACCAGCACTAATGACGATATCAAAGATTTGGTGTAATAATAGGCTAATTCTAAAATTACATAAACTTTTTTTCTCACTGATATATCACCAAATCCCTAAAGTTACACAGACATAAAGCCCTAAAGTTACACGATTACAATTCCATAAAGTTACATGTGTCTAATATTACATTCCATAAAGATACTAAAGTTTTATTACATTCGTGTAATATTACCGCAGGTGTAACTTTAGCAGAAAGTAAAGTTACACCTGCCTGTAATAATACAGGCGTGTAAAATTACACAGCTGTAACAAAAGAGAGCCCCTCCCCAGGGGGTTGGGGAAGGGCTACTCTATTCTTACACGCTGGTAAGTTTACTTGGCAACTACTACCTGTGGTGTACCATCAGTTGCCCACATGATCTTGACATTGACTTTGGCTTGCTTGCCTGCCGAACGGATTGTTGCGGAGACACGAGCCTTGTCGGTCTTGAATGTGTCGGTCTTTGGGTTCAATTTCATGTCTGTAATTTTTACAGCCTTACCCTTTGGCAAGGTCTTTAGTGCCTCTACCAATTCAGGTTCCACATTTGACTTGCGACCTCGTGGAGTAAACTCCAGTGCGGTCTCCTCAATGATTTGGAATTTCATTTTTCTACCTTTGCGTGTAAACCGCCTAAGCGGTTGTCTAGGCGTTGTTGCTTTGACATATGTAAAGGTAATGGATAGGAATAGGAATTGCAAGGTAATGAGAATGTAACAAACCCCGCAAACCCAATGCCCATATGAGATATATCACGGTCATTGTTACAATTTGATTACAAACCTATTTTTCGGTGTAAGTTTAGAAAAACTTCTATTATTACATGACCCCCATAAAGGACATAGCCTTATATTACATCTGGGTAACTTTCAGGGTTCGCCCTGTATTATTACATAAAGATACTAAACTTTTATTACATGTGTGTAAAATTACAGCGGGCGTAACTTTAGCTTGATGTAAAGTTACGCCCGCCGTGTAATAATACGGGCATGTAATTTTAGAGGGGATAAAAAAACACGCCTGGCTAAAGTACCAGGCGTGTAATTTTACCAGCTTGTAAGTTTAGTCTCGTTCCATATACCACGCTAGGGCTATTGGCAGGATTATCCATGACCAAAGTACAAAGACCCCGTAGATTATTTTTAGTATGTTCATTGTTACGCTCCTGTAAGTTTAGTAGTTCAGTAAATGCTGGGGTAGGTCATTGGTAATGTCATCAGGGCAATCGTCATGTTCGTGCTCCATGTCCTGGGCAAAAGTTACTTGCATGGAACATTTGAAATTGTACTGCGCATGATTTAGATCCCATTCACTAATCATGTTGTCAATTTTTTCAGACAATTCCTTTATGCCCAATGCTTGAATTGTATAACGGTCAGACCATTTCAACGCACCTTGCTGAAATTGAAATCCTACTTCGTATGTGTTCATGTTATTTTAGTACCCTTCTGTTTCGCCTAGTATTTGTGAGAATGTGTGTTCGCTATCCTCAATTTGTGTTGTGGTATTCAGAACACCGCAATACTTACAGGTAGCATGTATTTGCGTGAGTATGTACCCATTCTGTACCTCTAGTGAATGTGTACCAATGAACATATATTCATGCGGAAGGTTATCCCGATAATTTATGCGGTTTCTAATCTTACAGGTGAGGTATGACATTTGTAATATTCCTTTCGTGTTACTTTTGGTCTAGTTCTATGTTGTACATTTTGCGAAAATCACGCACCAAAGGCTTCACGCATTTAGTCGTACCGTGTGTGAAGTATGGAGTTTGGTTTTCGTAATCTTTCGGCGGTGTAATTTTATAACCATTCTTTCTATCGTCAATAGTAAAGCCTAGTGACCTGATTAGTGAGAACAATTTTTTCACACTCTTATCGTTATGCTGACCCATGTAATTTTAGCCTTTCTCTAACCCATTGGGCGGGATTGCCCAACAACTAAATCATAGCCGATAGTTTCATGTAAGTTTAGGTAATTTTAGGGTTATTTTTGAGGTATAAAAAGGTAGCTAATATTACATTTATCATAAAGTTACATGTACCTAATATTACATCCCATAAAGGTATTAAAGTATTATTACAGTTGTGTAATTTTAGCACGGGTGTAAGTTTAGCTTTATGTAAACTTACACCCGCCCTGTAATTTTACATGCGTGTAACTTTACAAACGGGGGCAAAGAAAAACCCCTGCGGAGGGCGCAGGGGCTAATCTTACTTGCTTGTAATTTTACTAAGCGAGCATGGACTCTGGAAACTCGTCAGTGATGTCTTCTTCGCCTTCTTCCAGTACACCTTCTTCTTCGTGTTGCTGTGCAAAGATCACCTTCATTGAGTAACCCTTCCGACCCTTGAAGTCTGCCTTGAATGCGTTGATATCTTTACGGACTTCCTTGATCAAGTCCTTGATGTCCGATGCATCGTAAAGCATGCTGTCGCACCATTCCAACTCGCCTTGTTCAAACTGGAAACTAACCTCGTAAGTGTTCATGTAACTTTACCCCTTTTGTCTAAGTGCGACTTGTGTCGCTGCGCTCCACCCTAACAGATCCCTGAGGCAATTGCAAACACCTATTTTGAGGCTATAAAAAGCAGCTGTATTATTACATTCCCATAAAGGATGAGTTTTGTAATATTACATTGCATAAAGGTATTAAACTAATGTTACATTTGTGTAATATTACTGCGGGTGTATGGGGTCGCTACGCTGGGGAAGACACCCGCCCGTTTGATGCGTATTCGCAACAGGCGTGTACCGAAAATGGTATGTACCAAATATGCAACACGCATGTTGCAAATGTGCAACAGTGTATACAAAAAAAAAGCGGGGGCATTTCTGCCCCCGCAATTTCTTTTTTGTTCATTGTCACATTTTGACAATGAACACCTTTTCGGTTTGTACCGAAAATGGTTCACGCATTGCTGTTGCATGATTGCATGCCCAAACAATGTCAAGTTTTGCACTAGTAATGTTTTCTTTTTGCCATGATTGCAAACGCTGGCGCATTGCATTATCTGCACGATAGTTAGTTGCTTTTCGGCAGATCATGTTGCGTTGTACTGATGGCGCATTATTTGCAATGCACCACTGGCGCATTTCTTCACCATTCTTCAAGCCTTTAGGCATTGGATCCATTGCCATTGCAACAGTGACGGCTTCAGACAAAATGTCTGCACCTTTATCGGTGTAGAACTTTTTGACTTGCGCCTTGGAATTGCGTTGCGACTTTGCAACAAGTTTTTTTTGCAATGCAGAAACTTTTTCTGCATCGGCTTTGCGTTTTTTCTGTGCCATTTTTTTCCCTATCTGTGAAATGTGAAGCGGTTGCTTCAACAACTAAATTGTAGCCGATATCCGTAACAATACAAGCACCTATTTTATGCACTATTTATTCATCTTTATGCATAATTATTCATGTCCCATAAAAGGTCTGTTGTGAATTAGTAACGCATGCGTTGCGATAAAGCAACATTTGAATTACTTTTATGTACTAAAAATGTCCCTTGTACCATTTATGGTACGGCGGGTGTGCGTCTGCTACATTCTTGGGCAGCTCCACACCCGCCCGCCGTGTAATTTTACAGGCGTGTAATTTTAGGTTGAAAAATGGGGGGTTTGTAAACTTACATAAAGGTAATTTTTGTACGCACTAAAGCTGGATAAAGGGGTATCAGTGTTTTGCTTGGTGCAGAGAAAAGCCCCCCGATTTCTCAGGGGGCTCATTCCCGTTTATTTCTTATTGTTTAGGTCTATCCATGTCTTGGACATTGTGACATCCTTGATAGCCTTCTCGTATCCCGCCTCGTATGCGAACCATACGATTACGCCTGTTGCCATGAGGAACATGGTGAACAGTCCGAACCAATTCACGCAAGCCCCCAGACATTGAGCCATGTCTCCATGATAACCTCGGCTTGAGCCTCGTTCACACATGGCATGCGGAATAGGTGACTATCTGAGCTATCCCCTGTAGGGCTTGAGACCCAGATTACGAGGATATTATCTACCCGCTCAATTGCTACGGGCATTCCCTTCATTCGGATATTTGGTCTAATTTCGGTATTCATAATGTTTTTTCCTTTTCTATTGTTTTGTGTGTGTTTTGTTATGTACTAAATGTTCCCCCGATAACCCCCTACGCCCACGAAATTTTGGGGTAGGGGGGGGTAGGGGGGCTTTCGCCCCCCTTTCGCTCAGATCCGAGCGAACACTACGAGATCGGCTATCTCGGGGTCGGTAGCCTTTACCTTCATACCATAGGATAGGGCTCGGGTAGCCTTCATCTTGCCTACCCATGCACAACCCTTCTCGCCTGCGAGGTTGTCTATCTTTTGTTGGATAGCGTTCTCGCCTCGGTTGTTCACTTCGGTAGGGCTCTTGCTCGCCTTGCCCTGTAGCAATTGGTAGCGGACTACTGACGGAACGGTAATCGCCTTGCCGTTCTCGTAGCAATATGCAACCTCGCTCTGTAGAGCCTGTACGCTCTGAGCCCGCTCGTATGCTTCGGCTAGTGCCGTGATGAATGCTACATCTACATAGCGAGCCCGTACCCCTGCCTTCAGAGCCTTAGCCCTGTCTGCCTGTACGATAGCAATAGTCTTATCTGCTAACGCCTTACCGCTTGCGCTTACCTTGTAGGTAAACCTTGCCTTTGCCTTTGCCATTTCTAACCCTTTCGGTTTTGGGTGATCCCGTTGATCACCATGACTAAACCATACAGGGCATAGGGCAGACATAGCAAGTACTGACACTCTCGCAAACCCTTATGGGATAAGGGTTTCATAAATTGTTTAGAGATATATCAGAGATTAGATCAGAAATTAGATCAATTTGATCACCTAAGCCATTGACCCTACCCAACATACCAATTTAGGTACACCGTAAAATACGGCATAACACTGTTTTAATATATACTCAATTTTTCTAAAAAAGGGCGTGGGCGGGAAATGGGCGGGAGCTGGTTTAAAAGTCGGGAGAAGAGTTGGAAGCGAGCTTAGAAGCAAGCTTGGCTATGAATAGAAAAGAGACCGCTTTGCGGGCGGTCTCTCTTTCCTCTTAGATGTCCCAGGCTGGGAGGCGCTGGGTGTTAACATCCTTGCGGATGGTTACTATAACGGTCCTAAGATAGCGAAATTCGTTCTGCTCTGGTGATAGTGCAGATCACGATTGCCGCTTGACACTTTTAGGGTGCCTAAGAAATTATATCACATTGTAGATATTTGTAGAAAGCTATTTTCGGGAGTTGCGGTAGAATCCACTGCCTTTGAGTTCAATCATCGGCGGGGAGTAGATTTGTTTTAGCGCAGCGTTGCACACCGAACAGTTCGGGCTTGAAATTTCTTCCAGAATAGATCTAAACTCACTATAGGGATGTCCATTGGAACATTTGTAATCATATTGTGGCATAGCTTTATATTATATACACTAGTTATGGGAACTGCAATCTATAAAACAAGTTTTGAGTAAGATGCTTTCTTTACAATGTTCAAATCAAGGTGGGCTGAGGACATACCAAATTTCTTACCAGCATGGTTGTGATTGGCGGCAAACTGCCAAAGATCCCATTTCTTCCACCCCTTAACCAATGGAGGAACCTTTTTTGAACTAAAAGCATACACTTTCCATTTGGTTGGGTCTTTTGGTACTGGATTAGCCTTAAACTCAGCATCGGAATAATAAACATAGCGAGCTACCCATAAAGGACAATGTGAAACTCCGAATCTCATATTCACATGAGCATTCCAAAACACCGCATAAGTGTAAATTACTGGCGGTTTACCAATCTCATCTGTCGCCATTTTAATACAAGTTCTAACAATTTTCTTTAGTACTTTTGGCTTCGCCCCACCGTGATGCTCAATGTCAATTTGGGGAACAAGGGTTGCTCCGTGTTTTTTGTGATTATCTAAAATCATACGCATTTGGGCGACCACATCATTTTCTGGTTTGATATAAACATAAAGCCCAAAAGGAATGCCGTTATTTCTCGCTCTCCTGCAATTCTGAGTGAGCAAGTCATCTTCGTTTAAACCCGCATTGCTGCGAATGTAGGCAAAATCTATTCCCGCCTCTTTTACTTTTTTCCACAAAATATTCCCTTGATACTGAGAAACATCAATTGCAGTCATCCATTCCATGTATAACCAAGTATAACACACGGCATGATACAATGGGATGTGTATGAATATCGCAAAGCGAGCTGGTAAATGAGAGTATGGATTGACCAAGACCTATGTACTGGAGATGGTCTGTGCGCCGAAATAGCCCCCGATGTTTTCACCATGCTGGAGGATGGATTAGCCTATGTTCAAGAGAACGGGAAGGTGTATTCCAAGCTCCGAAGCAATCCCGAAGGCGCAGAAGGCATGGCATCTTTTGCCGATGCAAGACTTGATGATGTGATAGAAGCAGCAACCGAATGCCCTGGTGAATGCATCTTCATAGAACCCTAAATCCTTTAAAACCCTTTAAATATCTAGTATTTTCGGAGCCCACATTTTAGAGCCCGATTTATTCATCAAATGATTTACGGAAGCTAATCCATGCGTCACGATTGGATAGTTTACGAATTCGGGATTGTCTTGAGAAGTAGGCACTTCCTCTAACAACCATAAAGCCGATCCATATGATAAGCAGATATCTCATTTAACCTCCTGAAAATCAATATTAACAACAAAACGAAATGGGGTGTGTACAGGGTTTGAAGCCGCATGTATTTTGTTGCCATCAAATATGATAGCAGTACCCTGTCTTGGTTGTATAGTATCTGTAATCTCATATGCTTCGTTAAAGAAGTAAGTTGGTCCATCTGAGTCATTTATGTAATATAGAAGAACTTTATGGTCAACAGGGTCTCCGTTATCATATTGCAAATCAATATGAGGAACCTGGTGTTCATAATTCATCATTGGTGGATATGGAGAGGTTACATTCACCTTAGCCCGCAAAAGTCTGATGTTGCCGACCACATCTTTCAGATTTGTAACAAGATTACTAATAGCGGGAAGATGTTTGGATGCAATATCCGATTCGGATTCATAAAGGTAATGTGACATCTGCATCGGTGCATGTTCCCATTTTCTACCTTCGTGGTAGATATGGCTGCGATAGAGGCGATAAGGAACCTCGGGATCGGTAAAGTATCCATATAGATACCCCTGATCCTTTAAAGGTATGTAATTATCTATGATCTGCATGTACAGTTTTTACACTCTCTTCCACCGCCAATATCAATCAATGTTCCATTTGGAACAGCACGACCCATTGTTCCTCTAAAGAAACTATTGATAGAAATTGCAATTCTTGTTATATCTTCAGTTACTGTTGGAACAAAATGAAGCAACTCTGAAGGAAATAATACAATATCACCAGGTTTTGCAACAGCTGCGTATGTGTCTGAATTATAATAATTCTCTTCTCTGTTGTTTAAACTCCATCTCTTAACACCTGGTCTAAAGAACATAGTCCCATCAAGCTCAGCCAAAGAAACATAAAGAACACCAGACACAACGCTATTTTGATGAGCATGCGGTGGATGGTGATCTCCCTTTTGCAATCTAGTAACCCATGATGATGTTAATGTTAGACTTACATCATCAGTTGTTGCATAAACATTATTTAGATATGCATCTAGATTGATTTGAATTCTTTCTTTAATGTCTGAAAGAACTGGGTTATCAAGGATGAGCCTATCATCTGTTACCCAAACACCTTCAAACTTATATGCATTATTAGCCTGCTCTACCAAGAACTCCATTTCTTCTTGAGTAAAATCTCTTCCGAGTGATGATTTATACACAGGTGTCCCAAATGGGTTGTATATTGTTGCTTCCATATTTGTTTCCATATTTCTCCTTTTGGCTGGCGAGGTAGGGTTTGAACCTACGACCCAGGGATTAACAGTCCCTTGCTCTGCCAACTGAGCTACTCGCCATTGTATTACTTAATTAATAGTATAGCAATTGTAATTGCATGAAGTGTGAAATACACTGCATGAGTAATTTTATCTTGTTTAGACATTCTTAATCACCTCAAATCTAAATTCTATTTGCGGATGGGTGTTGTGTTGAGCAATATTGTTTTCACCGATAGTAGTGATGTTATAACCAAGAGATTCAACAAACTTAATAAGATCGTTTCTTCTGTCCTGGTACCAGGGCTTATAAGTCCAGGCTTCAAAAATAATCGGGGGAAAGTTATTATCTTCAATTGTTTTTAATGCCCCCTTGAGAACTTCCATCTCAAGACCCTCAACATCAATTTTAATTAATCTAACATCTTTAAAAGATTGCTCATCAAGAATTTTAAGCTCAATCTCTTCCATCAATCCTTTAGTTGCGCACTCATAATTATTATCACGAGTTTGCTCATCAAGGCTAAACGCACCAACATTTGTCTCAGTAGCATAGTCTGGCATTATTGCCATAAACTTATCATTGCGATCTGATATACCGTAATTATGACAAACGACATTCTGTAGAGCATTGATTAAAACATTTGAGCACAGTTGATAAAAAATAATTCTTTGCGGTTCAAAAGAATGAAAAGTTACATTGGGAAATTTCTGTGCCAAAGGAACAGAATAGCTTCCTAGATTAGCTCCAATATCTAATACAGAACCACCAAAAGTATTTACAAGAAACCTTTCAGAAATAGTTTCTAGGTGTTCTTCCCAACCACTGCCGTGTCTAATTCCATTTGAAACAATATCTGGTTTATCAAATAGTAGAAACTGAGTATCATTTCTTTTTACAATTACACAATTTGGAATCATTTATCTTTTTTTCCTTACCGCTTTTTTAGCAACTCTACTCTTAGTTGTTTTTGGTTTTGGCATATCAGGTGTTGGCATCCATTTACCAAGTGATTCAGATATTGCGTCAATGATTCTTTCAATTTCATAATCAATAACTGATATTGTTGCTTTATGAACAGCTTTACCTTTTTGATCATCTTCTTCTGGCTTAAGGATTTCATGAACCACTTCTGATATATGACTCATATGACAATGAAGAAGTTCGTGAACCATTGTTGCACGAATATCTTCTGGCTTATCTTTACGAAAATCTTTATGTAGATAAATTGTTGCAAGATTCTGAGCATGAATAACTTCTGTTTCACCTAAAGCATCAACATTGCATGGCTTAGGACTCATGTAAATTGTCCAATGAGAAAGACCCATCATGTTCTTAAGCTTATTTGCATACCTCTGAATCCAAGGATCAATTGGTTGTACGAGCGGAGTGTTTTTACTCATTAGTGTTTACCATTAAAATCATTCATATTTTCCATAACAAGCATTCTTTCTGTCTCATCAGAAAAAAGACGAACTGCATATATACATGGGTCACTACCCTCTTCCCACTCTAAATCTTCATCATGAGTAGTAGGTATGCCATCATGAGTTGAACAAACTGGTCTGCTGATCCAGCCATTGTTTATCCCAGTGGTAATCCATTGCTCAAAATTCACTTCCATTGTCCCAAAAAATGGATTGAAATTTTTTTCTGGGTCATAAAAATTATCTGTCATTTCTCCTCCATAAAAACGCATTCCTTAAATAAACAGTACTGTATGCAAAAGCTCCCAGGATGAAACCATATTGCTTTGTAACAATTGCATAGTATGTCCAACAACACTCAACACAAATCATCCACAGGAAAGCTTCCCATCTTTTCTTACCAATAAAAAACATCCCAGCTATTCCCATTGCGGCTAAAAGCCATGACCACATTTGATTACTCACGCACTCTCCATTGGCAACAAGAACTCTTCACGAATCCACATTATCGCAATCGCAGCGTAGCCGCCAATATCAAGCAATGTATCATAAATGCTTTCATTTGATACTGCATTAGTAACTCCTTCTGGTTTTGATAAAAGATTTTCTAATCTTGCAACTTTATCATGCAATCTAATTGTTAATCCGTTAAGACCAAATCTTTCAATATTTTTTGGACCATAATCTTTTTGTTTTTTAATTAAAGTAGATGTTAACATCTCTTTATCTAAAACAATACCGCTTACTTTGCAATAATGTAAGGCGGCAGCACCAATCATTGACCATAGCCAACTATGGTACTGCCGACAATACATTAACTTATCTTCATTCCAATCCTGGTAATAATGTGGATCGCTTTCCCATGTTTTATTATCAATGCACCAGTCAATAATATTTTTAATATTGCTAATGTGATCATTTGACAACTCAATGTTTAAGTTATCCCAATAAAAATTACTCATTCTTGATTTTTGAGAAGTACCGCACTCAAGTGTCATGCCAGTGATATCAAATCTGTCTACAAACCAAAACAAGTCTTTTACAGCTTCTTCTGCACAGTATTCCCATGATTTCATATTTCGCACAACAACTACCTTCTCCATAATTAACTATTTGCTCTTTCTACCTTTGGATCTACAATTTCAAAATGTCCTCGCTTTACTTTCTTAAAGTAACCACGATTGGCATTATAGAAGTTATAGAATGTCGGCAATGAAATATCTACATTTGTAGAAACTTCAATCGGTGTTACCACCTTTCCAACATTGCCTGTCAAAAAATTGACAATGTTATCTTGCTTGGACTTTCTTCCAGCCATAATCTTTTCCCCCCTTTCTGTAAACTCAAAGAGACCTGCGTAATAATTATATGCTGTCTCTGTAATGTTGTAATGCTTAATTGTCTTAGATGGAGCCCATCCTTTGTAGTGACCATATATCACACTATAGGCTTCTCTATGATTATCTGGATTAGAAACTTTTGAAATCAACTTATCACAAATATCATCAAAAGCTTTTGTTCCAATAAAAGTATTATCTTCTTCAATAAAATTTTCATCTGACATTTTGATCTCTTTCTACTAAGGTACAGAGAGATTACCACTTATAGAAATGAAAATCAAGTCATAAATAAAAAAATAGCGGGTATTCCCACCACTTACATAACCTTTCGGAAAAATGTAAGCCTAGAAATACCCGCTAAAATTATTTTTTATCTGTTGCTTTCTTTACTGCTTTCTTAACTACTTCTTTAGCAGCCGTTACGGCATGAGACTCAATATGTCTATCAAGTTTAACTTCTACATTAGAAACATCTTTATGTAAGTCATTTAGTAAAGAAGCGACTACGCCATGATCTTCTTTGTTTTCTTTTCTTGTTTGTTGGATTAGTGCTACCAGGATTCCTCCTACAGCAGCAATTAGAGCAACAGTTACGGCTTCCATCCTGTGCCATTACTCTGCGAGCAGAAAGCTTGCAATGTCCTCAACTGGCATATCAAACTTACCGAACTGCTCTTCGTGTTCGGAAAGGATTTCTACAAGATCGCTCTTCTTAACCGTGTTTGGGTCAAGAGGAACTTCTTTCTTTGGTGAAGTCATTCCAGCACCAGAAGTTGGCGCTGATGCTGATCCAGCTGTTGGAACACCAGAAACTTTCTTCTCTGGATCAAGAGGAACTTCATTAATCATTCCCTTGATAAGATTTACTTGCGAATCGTGCCATGCAGCAGCTTTAATGTGATCTTGCATTTGTTCTGCAGCAGTTTTTGCAGCAGTTTCGTGCCAAGACTTCATTGCGTTATGGTCAGAAACCATTTTCTTCATATTGTCTTTCATAAAATCTCCTTATATCAAAGATATGCTTATAAGCATATCACATTTTTTATTAATGACTATAATCTTCCATGTCTGAATCATCCATTTGAACAACCCCGTCTGGAATAATTGCAAATCGGCACATACCTTCATCTTCAACTTTTTGGGCAATAATCTTGCAAACACCATTGCCTTCATAAAGAACACAATTGGAACATTTAACGCCAATATCTTTATGATCATTTTCTTCAGCTGATTCATATCCAGCCCATATGCCTGTTGCATCTTCGTTAAATTTGCCGTATATTTCAGCGATAGCGGTCAATGCATCCGCAAGCATTGCCTCTTCTTCAGCCAGATCTTCGGCAACTTTAAAAATATTAATATCCTTAGCTGAATCTGTAGCTCTACTAAACTCTCCAATTGCAGTTGCTTGAGCTAAGACTTTCTTTTTAGCGTCAGCAATTGATTTATCATCTCCGCTTGTATAGGTATAACAAGCGCCAGAGCTACCCCATTTAAATCCAGGTTTGCCATCTTTTGAGCAACGATTAATTGGCATAGTACCTATTAGTTTACCATGTATTATTGATAAATGCTATACAGGTCATCACGACCCCATCTTTGAACTGGTATCTTTACATCATGGTAATAAGCATAAGCATCTTCTGATGAGTAATATATCCTAGCGTAGGCTTGCATAGCACCTTCATCATAAACTGGACACTCAGGATTTGGGTCTAAGTATAAAGCTTTATACTGATACTTATCTCCTTCCCAATGTATTGCGTTAACAACAGTCATTTTTTTAAAACAATACGGACAAATTTTTTCAGGATAAGGGAAACCCTCAATCACTCTCCCCAAAATCATCTATTTCCTTCTCCTCTTCCTCTGCATTTCTAAATATTTTCTTTCTTAAAATATAATCAATAATTTCATCAAGTCTTGTTTTTGCAATCTCAACTCCATCCATCAAAGCATTTATTTCATCAATATCCATTTGGTAATGATCTTCAGGTGAAATAATTATAAACGCAGGGACAAACGAATCCTCAAAAGGAACCGCCTTAATCATTACAGACAAGCTTTCAATGTCTTGTAAATTAATTTCACTATCGTAGTTACTTATTCTCATATTTGCTTTCAACAATTACTGTAATAAATAATGCAAAAACGCTGAAAACCATCTGGAGAGAATATACAGCAAGTAATGGAGAAATCCAACCAATATCTTTATTGATAGCAAACTCAATAGAGTACTTGATGCCTAAAAGCGATAAAAAACTCCAAACAATATAAGCGATTAAATTTTTCATGTACTAATGATACCAGATTGTTTAAAGAAAAATTTTAATAAAAAAAATTATTTATCCCCTTGACAAGCTCTCAAAAAATGATATGCTTCGCATGCACAGCATGCTTAGTATACCAGTATGCTTAGTATACCTAGCATACTAGTAAACTTAAGTAAACTATAAATACTTATGTATACTTAGCATACCTAGCATACCTAGCATGCTAA